ATTCAGGAATGTTATAGGCAATGGAAGGAGGATGTGGTATACTCATAGCTGAGAGATTTTGGTAAATATTCGTTAAAGTTAAATACAATGTCTGAAATACAACAGGATAATCTGCCTCCCCGCCGGATAGAATGCCTGCGTTGTCTGAACTAAAAGTGATATGAGTGGGAACAGATGCACTTCCGAGTACTGAAAACTTATGAGATGTGGCAGCGTGACGATGTACTCCAGTGCCTCCATATACAGTTGGGAATAAGGGAAGTAACTGATCTAACTTCCATGGCGATCTAGAAGTGATTATCGAATCTACTAGAGGTCTTACACTGATATCACCTTGTAGCTCCGAGAATATTAGTACTGCAGACTTTAAGTCTCGCATCGTAGAATTGCAGTTCACAATACGATAACCGTGATCGGATACTTTGACTCGTGTGGATGTTCCAAAATTTGGTGGAGATGCGCCGAAGGTATTCAATAAGTCGGCAGTAGGAGATGTTGATGCTGATATGGTCGAACGGCGTGTGGATAATCTAGATAAAGTAAAATCAAAGGGAGTATATACACCTACAGATGAGTGTTTGAGTCCTACATTCCACATCTTTCGTAGTCGTACAGCGCATTCATAAGGTAGAGGATGACATGAACCGTCTATAGAATGGGCAATAACGAAGCGGTGTATTAAAGTGGAGAGTAGTAATGCTCCGGCTCGAGAAATTTGATCTGCTACATCGATACCGGGAACTAGCTTCTCAATAGTCCTCGTCATAGTAAATCTCTTAACCGTCTTGTTATACAACCCAGCAGGGGTAAGATCAAATAGATCTGCTAAGATTTTAGGATGTAAGGGAGTCATCTGTGTGAGAAGTTGCTTATATTTTTCGCCGTTAACCCGTAAGGCAGGATTTATGAGCTGTTTAAGATCGGTATTGTTAACGATTCCTGGTAGTTTCTTTGCTATTAAATCTGATACGAGATGAGATGCATCATTGGGACGCTCAATCGGTATAGAATTAGGATCGTTAATCAAATTGGTAACATCTATCTCCTTGGAGGTAAACTCGCCTGCGAGTAGAAGACTCATATAATTCCTCACCATTCGATTATTTTTAGATATAAAGTATGTCGCCGCGCAATCAAATGATAGATCATCTGTTTCGCCTTTACTAAAATACCGCGTCCAAGGCATCATTGGTAGTCCGCCTAAAGAGCCCGGTATCAAGAGTATAGATCGAGAATTCTTAGATCGTAACAGGGAATCAATTCCGTTCTTCTCACTGCTATAGATGGGAGAATTACGGCGACGATTTAATAATAAAATTACCTGAATGAATTTCCACCATATAGCTCTATAAGTGAAATTCAGAGTGCCTGACGTAGTAATCGAATTAGCGACTATACCAGCAACTTCTTTAGTTAAAGATGGGATGGATGTATCCATTCTTGAAAAAGCGCGAGACGAAAATTTTAAACTATAAAGTATATGTACGCCCTTGACGTAGATTTCTTTTCCGTAAGTAAGGACAGTGGTCGAGTCGACACATTCCTCTGGTTTTACCTCATGATTCAATCTTTCACACCGTCTTTCCATATTCGTCAAGAACGCTTGTAGTGCAGTTTGTAAGTTCTTATTCTTAAGATTGAATGAGATATAAAAAACTTGATTATCCCCTTGACCCGCCATTTGAAAGGAGCACTCTTCTTCCGCGAGCGCGTAATACATCATCCCTATTGTACAAATCGTCCATAAAGTTTGCTGAATCCCTTCAAAACCCCCACGATGTCCGCGCCATACAAGATCTGAATTAGGCCAAAGATGAGCAGGCGTGCCAGGTTTTACTCCTTCGGGTAAAGAATGTTTATCTGTAAGTACGACAGTAGAGGAATTAAAGAAAAAATGTGCTTGAGAGAAAACTCCAGGTAAGCCAAAAATACTTTCTAGAGTTCGAGATACTGGATTAACTGAACAAGCGCGCCAACGGAGGTTCCACCTAGAAAAATCTACCTCAACTAAGCACGTATTGTCACGCATTTTATTGGAAGTCAAGTCGTATAAACGTTTACGGAGCTTACTGTTAGACATAGTCATAGTCTGTTGAGGCAAGTAACCGTTATCTCCCGAGTCTCCCCCCATGAAGCGTTTTAGATTCGTCTCTGTAAGAACGAAAAATAAACGCACTTCAAATGTTAACTTACAAAAGCATCTAGCAGAGGTCTTAAATTCACGTTCTTTCTGAGTAAGTT